CAGTTACTCTGAAGATAGTGTAGATGCCATCAAGTACGCAAATCCGACACTGACTTAATAGGAGAGTAAATGGCTACTGCGACTGAATCCGACGTTAGAGCGGTACTACCCAAAGAAGTGGAAGACCAGCCATCACCGGCTGAAATTACCACTTATTTGGATATCGCAGCGGATAAAGTGGATAACTACGATGTAACAGATTCCACAAAGGTCAAAAGAGCGGAACAATACTATGCCGCTTGGCTACTTGTTGATGTAAAATATCAAATACCGATATCTAGTGATGAGGCCGGGGTCAGCGAACAATACGCAGTTGATCCCGCCTCTAAACTAAAGGATAAGTTTGAAGACATCGTAGGTGGAAGTTTAATAAGGGTGTTATAAATGAACTATGACACCACCGTTGATATTAAAGAACGAACAACTTCCAGTGGTATCGGGAGCGGGTCAGAAACCGATTGGGATACAAGCAGAGAAGAAAATGTTCCCGCAAAGGGAGTTAAGCGTTCCGATCTTCCAGAAGCGAAAGAAATGGTCGGAGATCAACGGAAAGTAGTATATGATAAAGCATATTATATTCCACGATATGATGAAGGCACTGAAAGGGTCGCAGTGGACACAGATCATATTATTGACGACATTGAATACGAAGTCCAATCAACAACTAAGTCTAATCTCAATATAATATATCTCGTGAGGGAATATAATGGGTAGATCAGCCGGTAGCAATTATTGGTGGGATGATACGGCGGCAAAGAAACAACATTTTGATCGTGCTAGAGAAATAGTAGTCGCCACCGCCCATCGGGGAGCAGAGATAGCAAAGTCAAACTTGCAAGAATCCTCTGGTCCCGTTGGGCAAAACCCTTCTGATCCCGACGAATATCCAGCCAATCAAACGGATACTCTACACGATGCGATAGATGCTGAGTTCTTTTATGAGAACAAACGTGTTATTGCTGCCAGGTTCGGTGTTTACGGTCAAGCAGCTTTAAAAGTTGGACCAGAATGGGCCGAACAGGGCTCGACGACACCGGTAGGAGTTTATGCGTACTATCTTGAAACTGGCGCACCTGGCAATAATATGGAAGCTAGACCTTGGGCTACAATGACATTGGAACAACTTATACAGGAAGGTTGGGATTATAGTGCTGCTATGACTCATGGTGTGCTTGGTGGTCCTGCTGGCGTATCTACTGTCATGGAGAAGATAACATGAAATTCAGATACGATTTAGCGGTAGCAGTTATTAATGAGCTTTTGGGTAACTCTGATCTAATAAACAAGATAAATGGAGTTTACCTATTTGAAGCTGATGATAACCCAACACCACCGTATCTTGTGTACGAGCAGATTACAGATGGAAACAAGACATATAGTTTTAACGCCAGCGAAGCTGATGTATCCTCACCGCAGATAAGAATAAAAGTCTGGGACGGAAATGCTGCTGCCACAGGAACTTCGGAAGAGGTACTCGACTTAGTGGATGGAGCGTTGGACTTTGTGCGGATAGAAAGACAGGGCTTAAACTTCAAGCCATTGAACACTGGATCGACGACTAGAGATTACGAGAACGAAGACGGATTAAAGCGTTCTTGGCTTCAATATAGAATGGACATTACTTAACAAACGAGGTGAATTATTATGGGTGACACTCCCACAGGATTAAGCGGAGAAGGTTATTTTGCTGAAGACAACACCGTTGTGGGGTTGATCGAAGAATGGTCAGCTTCCATTTCGGTAGACGAAAATGAGATTACTGCCTTTAAGGAAGGTGGAGTCGAGGCTAGAGACTTTTTGCCCTCTCTATATGATTGGACGGTTGATCTTTCCGGTTTTCTGTCTATGAGCGATGCGGGGCAACAAGATCTGTTTGACGCGTTGAAAAACGGATCTACCCTTTCGGGCTATCTCCATGCTGATGAAACTGGAAACTATTACTACGGAGATTTCTTCCTTACTGGCGAAGACCTTTCTAACGCTGTAGATGGCATTGCTGACGTCAGTTATAGTGGAAGAGGGAAAGACAAACTCAATAAGATAACTAGTTCTTAAATATAAATAATCCCCATCGAGGAGGGGATAACTTGAAGATATTATTTGCGACCTCAACAAAGAGGCCGCTTAAAAATCCACGACACGGGTCAGAAAGACAACTTATAGGGCAGGCAAGGGCTCTCAATAACAGAGGCCACGAGGTAGAAATAGATAATATCAATTGGAATATGCCAGATAACTTGGATGAATTCGATATAGTTCATATGGTCAATTCCAACGGACCCAACGGTGCGCACCAAGCCCTTGCCACCCTTTCTCATAGACAGGGCATACCGGTAGTAGGTACGCCGACTTTCTGGCCCCCTAAAGAATTAGCTGCGGATGTTAACAACCAAAAGAATAACGCAATGATTGATTTGCACATGAAAACATTGATTCCGTGGCTTGCCAACACTGATATGCTCACTCCTAATTCGGAAATAGAAGCTCAAAAACTAAACGAGAAAATAGACCCGATGCATTATGAGGTTGTCCCCAATGCGGTAAACTTGGAAGAAATAGAAGCGATAGAAGAAAATCCACACGAACCGCCAGAAGAATGGGGCGATTACGTTATCTGTGTTGGTCGTGTAGAACCACGTAAGAACCAATGGCGGCTCATATATGCCATGCAGGGACTATGGGACAAAGGCATAGATGTTAATTTAGTTCTTATAGGACAAGTTAATCCTAATTATTGGCAAAAGCTAAGTAGCGAGGTCAAACGACACGGTGAAAAGATATATATTGAGGACGAATTACAGAAGCCGATAACAGTAATGAACGCAATGAAACACGCCGATGTAGTGGCTATGCCCTCGTTTATAGAAACACCGGGACTTGTAGCGTTAGAGGCCGGAGCACTTGATGTTCCGTTAGCTATAACCGATAGAGGGGCTACAAAAGAATACTTCGGCGATGACGCCAACTATTGTAACCCACAACGTGTTGATTCGATTGCCGAAGCATTGACATCAGCGTGGAATCAAGAAAGTAGTAATTGTTCGGAAAAGGTAAATAAACATTATAATTATCAAATCGCAGCATCAATCTTAGAAAGAACATACAAGGAGTTGATAGAATGAAAAATCTTTCGCAGTTAAATGAACAGGCAGAAACAGTAGAGATCCCTTTGGATACACCTGAAGACTTCCCAGATTCGGTGGAGCTAGAACCGCTCCGTAAGTTAGATTGGGCCAAAATAGACAAGAACTTAGATAAAAACGTAAAGGTACAGATAATGGAAGTCCAGGCTGCTATGGAGGAACTGGATGTAGATAGAGAGGAAGCTAGCATAGATAACCCGGAAGTACGGAATATTGCCTTACAGTTTCAGGAGAAAATGGATGATGCCGCTCAAGTTGAAATGTGGTATCATGGGTTAAAGCGAATCGACCCTGACTTGGACAGGAAAAAGGTTGACTACATTATTACTCATTGTATTACTGATCCTGAACAATTCCAGCGTGGAACTTGGTGGCTATTCAACGGTGTAGACCCTTCGGAAGCTCAAGAGGAATTAGCCGATAGTGGTGGTTCGGGAAATCCGACAAAGTCAGAGAACGAGGATACCACGGAAGAACAATAAATTGGACAGGAGTAGAAACAATATTAATGAAGTGGTTTAATATGACCCCGTTTACGATTCAGCAATTAACTCTATCGCAGGTATTTAATTATGTGAACGGGGCCATGCGATTCGAGCAAGACGAATATATGCTCAATCAACCTGCAATGAGCGAGGGCAAAAAATGGGGCAGGCAGGTTGAACGCCACCTAAACGATATTTGGGATATGTGCTATCCGAAACTTCAAAGTTGGGCCGATAGACAAAAGAAAGCTAAGAAAAGACGTGCTAAACGTGCCAAGCGAAAACTTGATAAGATAAATAAGAGGTTGTAGGGATGCAACATATAATTTTTGACAGCTTAGGAGTAGTGATTTAATATGCCACCTGGCGGTATGTTCTCTGGAGCCGCTGTAGGGTCCATGTGGGCCGAATTACAGGTGAAGCGCAGCCAGTTTAACAAAGACCTCAAAGAAGCCGAGACCCAATTCGCCAACACCGCTGACAACATAGAAAGACGTGCCAACAAGTTAGGCAAAAACTTAAAGAAAGCGTGGACAGGTGTAGCTGCCGCCACCGCTGGATTAGCTGCCTCACTTGGTGGGGCTGCTGCTATTTCAGGTAAATTCGAAAACGCTCTCGTCGAGGTGCAGAAAGTGACCGACCCCGAGACTATGCGTGCCATGAAGGACGAGATAGAAGGTATGGCTAACGTCATTCCAATGGCCCATGAAGAATTGAGCAAGCTAACTGCTGATGCCGCTAGATTTGGTGTCGAGGGTGTAAAAAATATAAAATCATTCGCAGAAACAACGGCAATGATGACTACGGCGACGGAATTGGCTGCTGACGAAGCCGGACGGCAGATGGCACGTTTACTCGAATGGTTTAATATAGCTCCCAAGTATGCTCAGAACATTGGTGCAGCGGTAAATGAATTGTCAAATAATATGCCCGGTGACGCTGCCGACATTATTGACGCTTTGGGGAAGACAGGTCAGGCTTTTGAGGTATTTGGTGCTTCCACAGAAACCGCAATAGCACTTTCATCCGTAATAGGTACATTATCCGAACGTGCAGTACGTGGTGGTACAAGGATGCGTAGAGTCTTGCAGGAATTGGGTGAACCAGATAAACAAAAGAAAGTTGCTGAAGCGTTGGGTATGACTGCCGATGAGTTCGATAGGATGAAAGAAGAATCGCCAGTTGATCTATTAAAAGAAATAGCAAAAGTATCTGTCCAGGACAGTAAAGCAGCAGACAAATTAGCTCAAGCACTTTCTAGTGCTTCTCGTACCGCACTTGTGGTCCTTGGTAACAATCTTGATAGGGTGAATGAAGCGTTAGAAATGACTGGCCAGCAACTTAAAAATCCCACTTCTTTGGTGAAAGAGTTTGAAGCCGCAATTAATACTTTGTTCAAACAGCTAAGACTTTTATGGAACTCTGTTAAAAATGTTCTGATAGTTGGTATTGGGGATCAAGCTAAAAATGCACTTCTAGGTTTTATTAAGAATGTTTTGCGTCCTTGGGTAACTACTATATATGATATTCTTAAAGGTAATGAAGATTTGAGAGAATCTATATTCCAATTAATCAAAGCTGCTCTTCACATTGGCGGTGTGATAACTTTAGTGGGTTTAGCGGTAAAGATGTTCAGTGCTCTCTTGAGCACAACTACACTTTTGACTGCTGGTTTATTGGCCCTTGGTGCTGCTTGGCGTTATAACGCCTTTGGAATTAAAGACTTAATGAAGGAAAAAGTCTTACCTTTTATTCAAGGTGTAGCTGACGCTACAGCAAAATTAGTGAAAAATTTAAAAAATCTCCCAGAAGACCCCTTTGGTTCTATCAAGGGAATATCCAAGACAATAAGTGAAAGCCCCGTAGAGGCTTCGATACCTTTGGCTATCGCGGGTTTTTATGTATCAAAGTTTTTATATGGTTCTACCTCGGCTGCGTTAGCGACCGCTTTAGCTGGTGGGGGATTGGGAACAGCGTCGGGAACCAGTTTAGCCCTTGCAAAAGGCATAGGTGTTCTAGTGGCGATACCTCTTATCATCAATGAGTTCTCAGCCCAAAATAAAAAGAAACTCAAGAAACAATGGGAAGAAAGCGATGCGATCGGAAAAGTAAAAGCTGTTGTAGAAAATTTCCCGGTGACGGTTTTAGGTAGTTTATGGGTAAGTATGACTTGGGGTGGTCTAATTTGGAGTAAATTTGCCGTTCCCGCTGCTAGTGCAATAGCCAGCACCGCTGCTGTTCATGCTCCGTGGTTATATTCTGCTGGTTCTAGCTTTGCTGGTGCATCTCTAAGTGCAACTACTATTGGTCTGGCAGGTATAGCACTTGCTTTATCGGTTGGAACAGCCATTACGGCTTGGAAAAAATTCAAAACGACAGAAAAAGGGATACTGCAACAAATAACTGAAGGTTTGATATCTGTGTTGGGTGGTGGAGCCTTGGCGTTTGGCGCAAGCATCTTAGGCGCATCAGGCGCTTGGCCTTTAGCCATAGGTGTTATGGGGGGAGCATTAATTTTTGAATTGACAAAATTAATACCCAAGTGGAGTCTGGGCAACAAGAAAGAGGTAGAAGAAGAGTTAGAAAAGAAAGCAAATGAATTAGATGTACAGTTCGGCTTATCGGCAGAAGTATATTTAGAAAGAATCAAGAAGCTTGTAGGGGATCTAGGCTTACAAAGCAATATGTCGGCTGGACAAATTTCTAATATTGCTAGCTCTCTGTCTGATACTAGAACTAAAAAAATACAAAAAAATCTACAAGGTTTTCTCAAATCCTTAAACAATTCAGACGAAAGCCTGTCTGATTTTGGTGAAAATATTCAAATTCTTGTTAATATATTGGAGCGCTTGCTAACTAAAAGTAAATCTGGGGAACCAGTAACAAAACAAAAAGGTGGCCCGATGGGTATGATACCAGGCTACGGTGGAGGCGACAGAATACCGGCACTACTTGAACGTGGCGAGTTTGTCTGGCCAAAAGAAATGGTCAAGCAATATCCCGGTGTCATACAAGGAATGTGGGAAGGATTTAGTAAAGGTGGAAGCGTGAGACGCAATCAAACTGGATATGGAACTACTTCTGCTGGATTTTCTACTGGCAAGGGTGGTGGCAATCTTACGGGTGCTTTAAATTCACTACAGCAGACGCTTAGAGACTGGATAAAACAACCACCATCTTGGGTCGGAGACAAAAAAACGTTTTCTGGTGATATGAAAGCATTACTGAGTACGGTTTCTGCTTTTGAAGATATCCAAAATAAGGTAAATATTGTACAAGAGGAAATGGAAAAACAACTCAAGGATACTAATGAGGCCCTAGAAGATGTAGAGGGTCAAAGCAATAAAGTAGCTGAAGCTATGGGGATTTCATCGGAACAACTACAGAAGATGCAAGGTCGGATTTCCACTCTGACCTCAGGATTTATGGAAGTTGCACAGGCTACTGGCAAGGTATCGGCCGCTCAATCTGCTCGTTTACAAGGACTCACTTCCGCTGCTCAATCTTTCAT